TGCGTGTCAGCGGACAGCGCAGCGGCCATGAGAGGTGATTGGCCGCGCCAGTAATTGTCTGGATTGTAGGTCTTGAGATAGAAGATTTGGCACTGCCCGGTCATTTGATCAACCGAAAAGTATTTTTCGGATTTACCACGCTTGTGACAATAAGCGAGCGGCAGGCCGTGCGGCCCCGGCTTGATCTCCATGTCGATAGGGTTCAGCGGCCACATCTCTGCAAACTGCCCTTCCGGCGTGCCAACCGCAAATGTCTCACCGAATAGCAGCCGATTGACCATCATCTCCGACAGCCACTGGTCATAGGCCTGCCAAGGGTTAGGGCGGTTCAGCAGGTCCAGCGCCGGGTGCTGCTCAATCAGGTTGTTGCCTTGGAACAGTTCAACGCTGATCGCCTTGCACGCCTCAACAATTTCTCGGATGGCGCGGTAGACAATAACGTTGTGTTGATACCCCTCGCGGATATAACTGCGCCTGTCATTGCTGCCAGTCCATTGCACTGCGGAACCGATTAGGAACGCCGCGCCAGCCGGGTGTTCCTTGATTTCGGTGCGCTGATTATCGCGGGTCGTGAAGGGCCATACCATCAAAGCACTCCGAAGATTGTTTCACTTGCGCCGCCAATCATGGGCTGGAGAGCGTACCGCAGGGCGTCAATGTAGTGATTGTTGGCATCAACGATTTTGGGCATCACGTCCCCTGACAGACGATCTTTTTTGTACGAATAAAGCCGGAACTCGCGGGCGGTTTCCGGGCAGTCAGGGTGAATGATAACACGGTCGAGCGATTTGATAAAGGCCACGCCATCTTCAATGGACCCAGCCCATTTTTTGACCGAGGCAATCGAAGGGATGCCGTGGCGTTGTAGATAGCTGACGCTCTCCGGTCTGGCACTGTCAGCCCTCACCGTATGCATGGAGATCGTCGGCATTCGCCCAGCGATAAATGCAGGCGTGTCGTCTAGTTCCAGCCCGACCTTTCCGGCTTCCCGGCGAATATAAAGGCGGTCGTTGTAGATGTAGCACTCGACTGCGGCTGTCGGGTCTTGGGCAAAACCAAAGTCTAGGCCAAAATAAGGGCCATCCCACATACCCTGCGGCTCGAACTCTGCGACCTCAAATTTGCCGCCGAATACCTGTGCGTCACTGTTTTGTAGAAATGCTCCATCCCAGATGTGGGCATATGTTGCAGCGTCCAGCCTTTGCTGCTCACGTCGGCGTAGCCTGTTCAGTCCATCTGGGAAAAACGGGTTATCGCTCCAGTTCATGCTGGCAATCAGCAGATCAGCAGGGGGTGCCTTGCGAAACCGCTTGTCCACCGGCGATCCATCACTGCGAGGGTTCCATATTGCCCACAATTCTGATTTTGCCTTTCGGAACACAGTGGCCTCAAGCGCCAACCAGCTTTCTTCTGGCACGTCCTCGGCTTCCTCGACGATTGTTAAATCAATGCCAGCTAGTGATTTGATGCTGCTAGTGTTGTGCCGCAGGCCGCGAAATATAAATTCGGTGCCATTCTTCCCGCGCAGATAATCAATGCCCACATCGTAGTGCGCGGCTAGCCACGGGGTGCGTTCAATGGCGTCCTTCAGTTCCCGGTGAAAGCTGTCCTTGATGCTGACCTGTAGTTCACGGGTGCAGAGAATGCGCAGCGGCTCCCTATAGCCCCAATATGCCGCCATCATCGCGGCTGACTGCGACTTGCCAGAACCTCGCCCACCAAACAACGCTCGGTATTGAGCCGCACCACGATCCGGTGCGAATACCTCTAGCACCCGGTCGGGGAGGTCAATCGCTACCTGTTCCATCTGGCTTCACGCCGCGCAAAATCACAGTCTTGGGTGGCGTCATGCTGCCATCGCTGCTGAGGTGGTCTTGTTCCACTTTGTCCCTTTGGTCGAGCATGTTCTTGCCCAGCCACACCAGCATGGTCGGGTTGCCAGCCTCTGCTGCCTTCCACTGCATTCGGCGTAGAGATGCCTTGCCTTCGCCACTGTGCTTTTTGTAGAGGTCCGCAAAATTTTTGACACCTTCAATGTTGCGCTCTGCAATTCTGCGCCCAAGCGTGTCCTCGCTCATGCCCAAGATGCCACATATTTCTTGAGCCGTGCATTGGATGCGGATCATGTTGACTAGCTGGTCAAACTCTTTTTCCGACATGGGCTTGCTTGGCCCTTTGGGTCCGGTTTTTGCCATTAAGAAACCTGCCCTGTTGTTGGAGCGTGCGGGTCAGTGCTGCCCTGCCGCTCTGCCGACTGGTCGTCGGTGATCGCCTGCTTCACACGCTTGGGGTATGGCTTCGCGAGCGGCATTATACGCGCTCGCATATCTGCGTCTAGTGGCATGAGATAACGATGCTTTCCTTTGGTGTAAAAAATGGTCGCATTTGGATCAAGGTGATTGCGCACCTCTTGCAATGATTGTTTGACACCTTTGCTATGAACTGACTTTGGATGCGTTTTTTTCCCATTAATTATAAAAGCACCCATTGTGCCTGCATTTTTCAGCCCGTCGTAAACCCAGTTAGTTGCTTGATATATCCCGCCATGGTGGCCCTGATCAGCATCAGCGTATGACACAATTAATCGTAACTTTGATGCTTGTTTTTTTAGAAATTTTATTGCTAGCGAAAGAATTTTGCTAACAGGTGTCTTGTGATTTTTTAAAGCCACACGCACGAGTTCGCATCCCTCGTCTTGTTTTAAACCGAATGGTTTAAGCATGTTGTTGTTTGCACCACGACCGAACAACACAACACCAATAAATTTTCCGTCTTCCCATGCCCCAACTTTAACCAACTTGCCGACTGGTACTACCTCACTATAGCGCCAATTTTCGCAAGCATATTTCGCAGCTTCATGCGTTGCCCAATCTATTTTTAATTTAACCTTGGCCATGTTCTCGCAAGTCCCATTCACCGCCGCAGTGCGGGCATGTGACCATCTTTGGATCAAGTTCGTCTAGCTTTCCTTGATCGTCTTCTGTGCCGGGTGAAAAGTCGGGTTCATAAAAAAGATCATCCATTTCTTCAACGCTAAAGCCAGTTAATTTTAAATTAAAACGCAAGCCTTCAAGTTCTTTAAATTCAATTTTTAGAAGCTCATCGTCCCAATCGGCATTGAGCGCCAGCTTGTTGTCGGCAATGACGTAGGCTCGCTTTTGCGCTTCGGTCCATCCTTCTGCAATAATGCAAGGCACGTCATCAAGGCCAAGCCTCTGCGCTGCCATGACGCGACCATGCCCAGCAATAATGCCGCCGTCAGGGTCAATTAGGACGGGCGTTGTAAAGCCCCACTCTTTGATGCTGGCCGCGATCTGCGCCACCTGTTCGTCGCTGTGTGTGCGGCTGTTGCGAGCATACGGTGTCAGGTCCGACACCTTGCGTCTTTCTGTTTTATCTGCGGGCCAGCCCGACATGGTTACTCCTGTGTTCTGGGCCAATCTCTTGGCCTGTGACCGTCAAGATAAGCCTCAAGAAGCCTAATCCATCTGGTCGGTGCCGGTTGGTGCGTTGAGCGGTGCGGTGGTGACTCAACACGCCGAACCATGCGGTCGGTTGAGTCCATCATGTAGGCAAGTTGCGCCTGCGTAAGACCCAGCTTTTTCCGTGCTGCTTTGATTTGATCGTGTGTCATGTCATCCTCTGACTGCACTATAGGGCCAGCGGGTCATGCCCGCAAGCCCCTGCTGTCAGCCCTTTATGTATTTGGCGATGCGCTTGCCGTTGGCGGTTTCCACAATGACGGTCTTTACCGGGAAGCCATCGTCGCGCAAGTCTTTGATGCGTGCGGCCAGCCGGAAGCATCCGTAACTTTGCAGCGCCTCCATCGGGGTGATGGTCAGCCCACGATCAAGGTGAGCTTTAATCCGTCTTACCTGCGAGTCCATTTAGTGCTTTCCTCCAGTTTAATTTGAAAATTAAGCGTACCAACTTTCATACTTCGGCTTGCCATCCCAGACGGTAGCCCGTTGTCCGTGCTTCCCGCGTGCGCCGCCATAGCTGACCCGGCTGCGGTAAAACTCGCCCGTCCGATGTTCGGGCGCGGGGACTACCTCATGGGCCATGCCGTGACCGTAGTCGCTGCTGTCATTGGCTCGCTGGGAACCGATGCGCTCAATCTTGACCATGGTTTTTCCGACTAGCGAAACCACCTCATAGAAGTCTATGTTGGTCTGATCATAGCCCCAACTGCTGTAGAGTATCTGGCCGACTTCCATGCCGTGTGGCTTCTTCGCCTGCTCCCGACGGGCTGCTTTGTCAGCCTCGCGCAGCTTTACAGCTTTGATCTGCGCCGCAATTTTTTTCTCCATCTGCTCTACTGACAGGAACCGGTATTGCCACGTTGGCTTCTGTGCGCGTCCAATGAAGCATTGCGCTGTCATCTTGTCCCGGTTGACGTAAAACACTATCGGCAAATCCTTGGGTGCAATCTTCATTGCGCCCTTGATGATGTAAAATTCACGCTGCATTGCCATCTGTTTTTCCTCCGTTTGGTTAGCGGGGCCGAAGCCCCGCTGGGTGGTTAGGCTGCTGGCGTAAACGTAAATTCAACCGCTTCGAACTCAGCCAGATCAATGGCGTCCCGCGTGTAGTGCCAAGTGTCGTCGTAGACAGCACACTGACCAAGGAGGTCTGTGCGGTTCTGGCGGGCGTGCGCCTCGGCTTGGTCCATGCGCCGCGCCATTGCGCGATCCGTTGCAGTGACTTTTGCGAGATGTTTGATGCTGGTCATTGTCTTTCTCCGTGGTTGGTTAGCGGGGCTTCCTGCCCTCTCCTACACACTAGGGCCAATCGGCCCCACGGTCAACACCTCTGCAACATTTTTTTTGTCCATTCAAGATATTTATGATCTGGACCGTATGCCTCGCGCCATCGTTCTTTGCCGTTGTGGATTGCAGCAGGGCCGTCCTGATGGTGCGCCTTGCAGAGAGGGATGGTGTCAAAGTCGCTCGCCTTGCGAGTGCCAAACCTGTCGTGAATGACGTGGTGCGCGTCAGAGGGCGGTGGCTGGCCGCATACAGCGCACGGCAGGGCCTTGACCCTACGCATATGCTCCAGCGCCGCCTGACCCGCCGCAGAGGCGCGGTAAGCGGCTTTCTTGGCGCTTACCTGCCGCATGGGCGTCTTGGCCTTCAGCGGGGCGCTCCTGCGCAGAGGTGTGCGTTTCACAGCGGCCTACCCTGCTCAGGCTCAGACTAGAGGTTCGGCAGGGCTGCACGCCCCGCCGTTTTTTTATTGAGACGCAAGCAATTTGCCTTCAATGCCAAGCTGCGCACGCTTCTGGGATATTTGCTCAAGGTACGCCTCAAATGCTCTACCCACTCCATTAGCCATGGCTCTCTTTGCCTCGACCCGGCACACAAACAAATGGTCATTGCCCTGAGTCACAGTCGCATAACCGGTCGTCTTCTTGCCGTGGCCCATGGCTATGAATTTTTGAGGATTAACCTGCTCTTCACTTTTTTTGTGCCGCTTAAAATAGGCTGACGCAAGCGGCACCATCTCGCACCCTAGTTCATCCTCCAAAAACTCCCTGACGTAATCCCAGCGGACCGCATCAACCATTGCGTCAAGGCTGAGGTTTGACAAAATCTCAGACTTTTCAAACACACCATGCAAATTCAATTGCTTGGCGCATTCATCCATGATCGCCATATGAACCGGGCAGGCGCGGGCCTTTTCCTTTCGCAGATATTTGCTCACGACTTGTCTCCTTCGATTGCCTTGAACGGCACTATCTTTTCTTGCTTTAGACGGACCGCCCATTTGTCAGCACGATTGGACAACTGACCAAGATAAAACTGAATGCGCTCGACAATTTGCTTGTCTTCATCGGTTTCAATGATGCCAAGCACCTTGACCATTTCCGACAGCTTGTCGGCGTTCACGTCGGTGGCAAGCATTCCTTCGATTCGAGCGGCAAGCACTTTTCCGAACTCAGCGAAAAGCGGTGTTTTTACCTTCGCATCTTTCGCGTGGATGTAGGTGTTGGTGTCAAGCCGACCACGCAATTCTCGCTTTGAAACCGAACCTTCGCGCGCTTCCTTCGCTGTGGTTCTGACGGCTTTGGAAACCTGCCGCTTGGCGTTTTCAATCTCCTTCGCTGGGCGCTGTCCTTGTTTGCCAAGAGCGTCCAGCCGCTTCATGTTGGCCGATGCACGAACCAAGATTTCGCGGGCATCACGCACTGACATATCATGCAGGTCGCCCCGCTTGATGTAGCCGTTGTTCATCAGCGTGAACGCGCTGTTGCAAGCCTCTGCCGTGCGGTTCATTTGAGGCGCGTCAGTGTTGCTTCTTTTCTGCGTCCATCCAAGAATCTTAGCAATTTCAATAGGGTTAGCAGAATTTACATCCATGGACGTAAAATGTGCGACCGCAGCTTCCCACGTTTCCAGCATTGTCAGGAAGTCCGCGTTGTAATCCTCCATGTTCTCGCGGCCCATGAAAGCCAGCATCTCGTCATCGGTCAGGTCACGAATGATTATATTTATGGCATCAAGGCCGACTCTGCGTGCTGCTTCTGCACGGTGATGGCCGAAAGCAATCTCGACGCGATTGCCAACCATGCGGCCAATGATGCCTTCCCACAAGCCAACATCGCTAATCGACTTCATCAGCGCCTCTACTTTTCTTTCAACGTATGGGTAATCCCCAAGCCGCCTAAACGGGTTTGCATCAATTTGACTGATGCCAACATTTTGCACTTGCGTCATGTCAATCTCCTGTAATGACACTTTTACAGTTATCATCAAAACACGAGAAGTCAATAAGGCGCTATTTTATGGTGGACTGAGTCACAACAGCCCTTCCGGTGCAGGCTCCGACCAGACGACGCCATGCCGGTCGCCATATTCGTAGATGAACGTGATTAGTAATGCCATCTGCGTTTTAGACAGCTTAGACGTGCGGAACCCAATCGGAAACGGTGTGCCCCCATCTAGCCCTTCAATGAAATGCACCTCATGGCCGCAAGCGTTCATAAACACAGCCTTCCACAGATCAGGGGTAAGCACCCGCCCTTCTGGGCGAGCGCGGCTAATGTCGGTGAGAATGGCCCACATTTTTGCGTTTTGATCGTTTGTGCGCTTAGGCGGGCTGACCTGAACCATGTACCCGTCAGGCGCTTTTTTGATCAGGCGCTGCGCGAATGCGCGGTGCGTGTCACTGCGGAGAAAGACCGTATGCATTATTTCATCCGCAGGCTGACGCTTTCAGCCCCCTTGACCAGTTCCGCGCCTTCAATTTTCTCGCCCTCTACCAACAGCTTCTTGATGGCCGTCTTGTCTGGCGAGCGGGTGATTTTGCAAAGCTGAGACGGGATGGCATCGGGGTCAAGAATGTGAACGCTGTTTACACCTTCACGCAGGCTGACAGTGCCCAGAGGGTGCGGTATTTTCTTCTGGCCTGTAGACTGCATGACCATTTTGAGCGTCCGCTGTAGCGCCTGCTTGCGGGCCTGATGGCCGCTTTTGCGGGCCGTGTACCGCTTGACCATTTCATCGGTGGCTACAATGGCCGCATCCGCCTCAACGATCTGGCAGATGACGTGACCAACAGCATCCATGATGTC